ACTTGTTAAAGCCTTTCTCCTGTTGTGCATCAATGATGCTTTTTACTTTTTCTTTTATTCCCATTTTAAATCATCTATGAATAATGGTGTCTTCTCCCCAACGTAAGCTGAGAATGTGTTGAACTCTAAATACTCACGAGCCACCTCCTCTGGGTCACTCACATCCTCTTCCTCTGAAAATTCAGCCGCTAAGATGTCTACACACTTCTGCCTTGAATAAACCACAACCCAGTTGTTTTCATGGAAGCCAATGATTGCGTCATCAAACCCATCAGCAAACAGTACGTCATCTGTGGGGGCGTAGTATTCCGTTATCAGTTCTCTCTTTGTCATACCTCACGAACGAATTTAACAGCATCCTTTGGAATGTTGTTTGAGTTATGGTAGTATCGGTAGTTCTTCCAGCATTGCTTCTCTTTGTACTTATCAATCAGCATATTGTAAACATAGTCATGCTCGTATATATATTCTGATCCTGCAACAGAGACTCGGTATAAAAGTCTAAGACCAAAGTCATCCTCTGCAATTCTGAAATAATTAATTCTTTTTATTTCTTCGTTCATTTAGTAGTGTGGTTAATTTAGTTCTCATTTGATGTTATGGATTACTGTTCCTATTAGACCTTCCTCCTTGTTGTAGATGAAGCCTTCAGCACCCTTGATTGCCCCAACAAATCCCTTTGATGAATGCCAGGCATCTGCTGCTGAAGGGGAGGTGATGTAGGTAACATTAACAGATCTATAGTCCTTGCTTTGCTGAGTTAGATACTTTTGTTTGTGGTGTAGGTGACCTAGTAGCCAGTATCTGTATATTGTCTCTCCCCATAGCTTAGGTTGTTCGTTACTCATTAGGGAGGGTAGGTCTTGTGGCTTCTCGTTGTGACCATGAGCAAGACCAATTAGGTTCTCTCCCCACTTGTAATATTTGCGGACGGGTGGTTCGTTGTTTATCATCACGTTTGGGTGTGAATCAAACACAGCAACTAACGTCTCGCCAAGGTAGAATACCCTTTCGTGGTCGTGGTTAGAGAATACAGTGAATGTGTCTACGGGAGCAATCTTTGACAGTCTAATAATAGCTTCTGTAATTAGCTGAACCCCAATGCGGAATAGCTTCTGCCAACGTAGGTCATCCATCTGTGGTGTACCCTTTGTGGTTTGAGGGAAAGGGAATGCTCTGTCGCTGTTGTAGATATCGTTACCAACAGGAAACAGAATCCTCTCCACATCATAGGACGATGCTTTGTATATCATGTCCTCAATAGCGTAACGGAATCTTTCAATAGCAATCTTATAGTCATAGTCCTCTCCTGTCTCCTGTCCCCAAGCTAACTTACCAATGTGGAGATCAAAAATACATGGGACGAATAGATTATTCGACTGCTTCTGAATGGGCATCTTACCCCAAGACTTTGAATCGATTGACTTAATCGCCTCTTTGACTGCATCAACATAGCCCTCACGAATAGCCTCAAGAGATACTGTTCCGTTTCTTACATACACTGAGGCTTCCTTACTCTTAATCCATGCCGCATCCCAATTCTCTGGTAACATACCATTGTCCTCTAGGGTAGCAGAAACAGTGTTGCTTCTAAGCCCCATAGCTTCTATTCTTTTTCGTATAGCTCTTGAGCTAAAATTGTCGTGATACTTTTCAGATAAGCAATTTGCAATTATCGCAGAGCTATTACCTTCAGAGAAGAGTTGCTCAATTTCGGAATCGAAAGACTTGTATTTAGGCATAGTGTGGGATTTAAAAAAGTGCGGGGGAAAACTACATGAGATATATTGATACAAAAATTGGAATGCAATGTATAAACCCCCCGCACATAAACCATTTAATCAAAACAAAATTATAACTTATTTTCTATTATCCAAATGTTTTTTATGTATTTGCTTTAACATATCCTTTAAATCCTTTATATCCCCATACTCTGTGTGACAGGTTCTACAAAGAGCCATTAGGTTTTCAATCTCATCAGCAGACTTTGATCCTCCCATACCACGAGCCTCTATGTGATGGATATCAACAGCACGTTTAGCGCATATCTCACATGGGATAAAGTCTTCTATTCCATAGTCAAACTCATCTAAGTATATCTTAGTGTGCTTTTTCATATTAGACTTGAGCTTTAGGTTTTAGAACATTAACAGGTTCTCGACCTATCTTAATCATATACTTATCATATGCTATAGCTGCTTCACGTTCTGTGTCAGCATACTTCTCCCATTTATTGTGGTTAACATAGCACCTTGCCCACCATTTGTATTTATTATCTATATAAACCTGACTTACTCCCTTATACTTATCACTCTTCCCAATATACTTCCTGTTATCTCTGTGCATCCAACTCTGATTTTAAATATGATAATATAGATTGTAATGATGTGATTCTAATCTGCATCGCTTGCTTCAGTCCCGCGCAATAATCCCTGGCGTATGCCTCCTCACTAAGTAGGGACTCTACATGAGATGAGGTATCACTCTTTTTTATAAGCCCATCATCAAACATTACTTTACGGGCAATGTCGAATGATCTCTTCGTGTCTGAGGCTAACAGCACAACATTAGACATGAGGGCAGATAGCTGTTCTATCTTCTTCATAACTATGTATGGGTTATGAATGTCTACCTCTTCTGATATCTTTTTATTTATCTCTTCTATCATTAGAATAAAGCTAACTGTTGATGTTCAACCAAATCAATAATTTCTTTTGCTGTTCTAATATAGTACTGGTAATCAATCTGATAGTCATCCATTTCTACATAGTCATTGAACAGCATGATGTTCTGTCCTGCCGCAAGTGATACCTTCTGTCCATTATCCTTCACCTTCATCAACGATCCACCTTCTTTAGATGTAGTAATATAATATCTGTTGATGCGTTGTGTTGGTTTGTCTTTGTACTCTACTTCAAACTGCTTACCTACTTTTTGCGACATACAGAAATCAAAGATATCATCGTGATGTTTGATTGTGTTCTCAACAGGCACATTGTTTACAAAGTATTCATACAGTGCTTTCTGAATTACAGGCTTGTCAAATCCTTTACCTAGTTTAGTTTCTCTTGCCCAAGCTCCTTTCTCTTTTACCTCACCTGTTGATACACCTTGTTTATCGCATACGATATTGTAATAACAATTTACATCTCTTCGAATAATCTTATTGAACAGTGTGTATTCTAGGTTCATCTTGGTTCTGTGTTCCCATTCTTTACAAACCTTAATATAGTCAGCGTACCTAGATTTCTTTACTCGTGATGTAACACCATCTGTATTTGCGCTAATTACTTGAAAGCCAGCAAGTTCTAACATCTCGCACAACATTGACAACAGTAGTTGTCCAGAGATTGTAATGGTGAAGAACACTTTAGGATCATACAGCCAGGAGTAATGGTTGTTAAGATTACCAAACGTACCATTGAGTGCGAGCTTGTATGTTTCGTTCACTAGCTTATTACCTTCTCGTTTTGCTGTTACTCTTGTCTGAAACATATCTTCATACAGACTGACAAACTCTTGACCTAAGTGCTGTGGACACAGGTTGTATTGAATGATTAGTGATGGGTAATAGGATGTTACGTCTGAGTCGATAAATACCTCATCATCTTCAGGCGTGAGGATACGGCTATCATCCTCTGTATGTAGTCCACCAATACCATAACTATATACCTTGCCTTTAAAGGTAACTTTCTGTGAGATATTGGCTCGTGTACCATTCTTATAATCTTCCAATAGAGCGTTAAATTCTTTTGTGTTGAACCAAACACTTGGAACAATACATTCAGCCAAGGAGAGACCTTCTCTGTGCGTCCTGAGCTGTCTTATTTCTTGTTCTTTCTTACCCGTCTTGTTTGAGTATAGTCGAAGCAACAGTGAAACACCTGTTGAAACACCGTCTCTGCTCATTACATTTAGACCATATTCTTTTTCGATACCAACGCGAAGATTAAGCTGATCACCAACGTGTTGTGCTAGATGTTTTGTGAAGATAACATCATTAAAGTTGTAGTTAATCACTTCATCCATCATCGTGGTAGGTATCTTCTCCTCTGGTGTAAATGGTAGGTCTTGTAGTTTTTTCCACTTTAAGGTAACCATTAGAGACTTCAGGCTAACACGTAGCTTTTTACTGAACAGCATACGAATCAAATCAATGCTGCTTTCTTCTAGGCTATACTTACGAATCAAGTCCCACTTCTCTTTACCTTCTTCCATGGTAATGAGTTTCTTTGATAGGTTGAATATCTTTTTGTTTGTATAACCACTACCTGCCGCAACAATAATTGGGTCATCATAACTATGATTGTTATAACCAATTAGTATAGGCTTAGAATCTAGGAACTCTTGTATCTGTTGTGAATCGTTCCTTCGTTCACTAATCTCAAAGACTTTGCTGTCTTCTCCCTTGTATGGTACAATAACAGCAGAGAAGAAATTAGGTGCAACTTCGACATCATAAACGTAAATGTTCTTCACTTCTTTATCTTTCTTCTGTATTGGTAATGTATAGATGTACTTTATCGTATTTCTATCCCTAAATCTGTGAGTTGTTTCATTGTACCGTTAGGGTCTTTTCCTTTGTTACGGTAAAAATCTATGTCATCGTTGACTTTTTGTAAGTATTGTTTTACTGATTGGTGAGACCAACCCTTTCCGTATAGAGAGCCAAGCTCACTATAACTTAAAAAAGTGTGTTCGCTTAACACCCACGATATAATCTTACGCGCCTTTGCTACTTGATTGTCTACGCGCCTACCCCTACCTCCGTTACCTGCATATACACGCCCCACACTTACAGTGAAGTATTCACATATACGCTCAACAGCTTCTTTAACATCATTATCTACCTGTTCTACTGTTTTTGTTTCCGCTATTTTGCGAAGCGTATCTACATATCTCATCTCTTGTTTTAATTTTTCAAAGACTTGATTAATCTCCTCTTGATACTTTTCTAAAGTCCAGTCATCCTTCATCTAAATATAATTTAAACCAACATAGGTTCATATAATGTTCCCCACTATACAGTGGTTTAACAACAGGGGGCGGTACATGAGTAAGTCCTGTGAAGCTATGTCCAGCTATTGAAGATTCACTCACATTGTAATACTGAGATACCTCAACACTACTCCACCCCCTTGTTAACTTAAGTAGGTATTTTGTCCTGTTTGATAACACCTTACTTCGCTTCGATTTTGATTGATTCTGATACCATTACCACCCCGTCTTCATTCATGGCTTTCTCAAGGTCTGCCTTATTCATTGGGATATCATATTGCGCTCCATCTTTTAAGCAAACCAAAATATATTCGTTGTGTAGATGTGAGCCGATGAAAAAATCGTCGTCAAATTGATACAATGCACCTCTAACGTACTTTACTTCTTCTCTCTTAGCTTCGGGTCTAAGTACCCATGTTTGTTTTTTCATAGGTAAGAAATTTTTAGTTACCATTTTAAAAAGGGAGGTCATTTAAATCATCCTCTTTATCCTCAACTACTTCAGTATCAGACACTTGCTCTTTGGGTTCAAGATGTTGACCAAGAAGATAGCTTGACAGATAGTTTTGCAAAACAGTGTCGAGCGACTTAGCTGTTTCGTTTGTATCTTCAGAAACCTTTTTCAATGCGAAGACTGGAACATTGAATTTAGTAGCACCTTTCTTACGTGCATCTGATCCAGTTACTTCAACAGCAGCATCATAGATTTCGTTTCTGTTGTCATTGTAGAATGTGCTCCACTCAGCTAGTGCTGCACCTTTTAGTTGTAGATTAGCAAGTTCCAAAGTATTACCATCAACCTTCATAGCAACGTACATACTACGCACGTATTTACCACCAAGACTTTTTACTTTGTCCTTGATATCACTGTACAGACCACTAACGAGTTCACCACCTTTGAATGCTTTTACATTCATAGTTTCAGTACGAGTGTCACGTACTTCGTTAGACCAGATACCACTCTCACTTGCATCGTGCCATCCCTTTACGGTTGACAGTTGGTCAAGTACTAGGAAGGTAATGTTATCTCCAAGGTCAACATTCTTTCCTGCCTCTTTATCGTAGTACACGAAAGACCCATTCTTCCAATCGATAAAGTATTTACATGGGTTAGCGTTTCCGCTGTTATTGTTCTGATTTGAACGGCTCATAATAAATTGAATTTAGTTTTACAAAAATAAGAATTAATATTAAAATGGTGCTTCTTCATTTGACCATCGATGATTTAATCTTTGTGATATTGGTGTCTCTTGTTCGACCTCCATACCCTTACCCCAATACACTTGGACAGGGTCAACATTATTACAGGTATAGCCACAAGCATTCTTGTTGAATATCATTTCAACTGGCTCATCCTTTGGTGTGTGCTTACCACCTGTTTCTGTGTCTTTGATTTTGTCCACATGAATTTCTGTTACTCTCCATCGTGCCTCATCTTTTAGATCTCGGTGTACGATAAGAAAGTCATCTGTTTTATTTGGTTTGTTTTGACCACCTTCAACATCATGTTTAGTAGGAACAGCTTGATCTCCCTGGCTTCGGTTAGTTCGTGCCGCAGTAGATGTGATGTGGTCTGTAATCCAAACAGATGAGTAGTTACTCTTGAATGTCTGTAGCTTGTTTAGGTTTCGCTTGTTTACACTATATTCATTATCACCCATTGGTAACTCGAATGCATTGTATGGGTCACCAACTACAACATCGTACTCATACCCTTCATCATAAACAATCTCACACTTGAGCAAGAAGTCTGAAATAGTATGCTCACGCTTGGAAGTCATAAATTTAAAATAATCAGTAACAAACTGCTTTGCTTTTGTGTGATCATCTACATCGAACAGTTTAACACTCTTACCGATATAGTATTCTTTTATCTTCTTACGAACATGACCATCACTGTTTTCTTTTGAGTACACTAAAAACTTCCATTTGTGGAACATTGCAGCAAGAACAGCGAAGTACCAAATAACATAACTCTTACCTACGTTATCACGTGCCGCAATCCAAACCAATGTATTTTTCTTGAACAACCAATGCTGATCTAGCTTAGGTATACCTGTACTAAGACCCATCTCTAAAGAGCCATTGATGAATGCCCATTCGTATTCATCCATCTCGGCATCGTCAGCCATGAAGTCATAAGAACCATCGCTCCTACGTGTGAAGTCAACAGCTCTTTCAATCTCCTTAGCTTCGTTGAGTGGTCTGTTTTTACCATGCTCAATACCATCCTTAATAGTCTTCTTGGCTAGGTTAATATCAGCAGGATTCTTTTTCTTTATCTCTGTTAGTAGATGGTTGAATGCTTCCTTCTCTGTTATCATACCAACAGCAACATAACCACCAAGTAGATTGGATGCACTAAGTAGTGTGTCATGCTTATTACCATTCTTACCCTCACGAGTGTGAGCAATCATAGTTGAAGTAATGTCTAACGCCCGCTGTTTCTTTCTGTCCTTCTTGTTCTTCTTCCAATCAATATACTGGTCATCTGTTAGTGTCTTATCCCAAACCAATGAATTGGTATTGATATAAATATCAGGATCATGTGATTCAAAACAGAGTCTAGAAGGATTTTTAGAAGATGTATCTAGTTCAGGATAGCGAGATAGTATAGCATTGTAGTATTGTGTATGCTTCTCAAGATTAGGTGGACATTGTACTAATGCCTTTACACCATTACCACTAGGTGATTCCCATGCCGCATAAATATAACTGTCTTTACTTAGTTGCATTTTCTTCATCTTAACATCAACATCATCAAAGTCAAGTACAAAGAATCCAGAATGCTCAACTACATTTTCATCTGTTCTTTTATCATCCTTTATTACACCAGCAAATACAATACAGGGTAATTCTGTTTTTTCTGTTTTGCCTGACCTGATGGATTCAATAACCTCTTTATGTTTATTGCTTTTGATTCTATCAAGTGCAACATCAACAGTAGTATGGTGCGGAATATTGCTCCGCATATGTTTGTATGCTGTAATCATTTTGTACTAGCTATATATAGTATTAATATTAATATCCAAATCATAATCGGTCTTTAATTAAAAGTGCTATGAATAATAGTATTGTTATCATCGTTTGCTTTATTAGATTCTGAGAGTGGTCGAGAAAGCAAGTTACCCCCTACCCCCTAGAAGAGGGTAACCTTTCTCTGACCTTTTGCTCAATTGAGTTCTTTCGATTAGGCTGATAGTGGGAAGCAAGTTACCAGAAGACCCGTTACTATCATTTAACAGCACACAGTTTGGTCTCACTTCCATCGGTTGTTTCTGCATGGGATACCGATCTACCCCATTAATATGTTCGGCAAATATATAATTAGTTTTTAATGTACCAAACATATTCCAACAATTTTGATTCAAGTTCTTCTTGATTGATATGGGACAGCTCTTCGTTACTGAGATGTCTACCATATGCTAACAGTATTGCTTCTTCTAAATTCATGCTGTGAGTATTTCTTTACATAGTTCATATGGTATCTTGCTTCGATTGTAATTACCCTTCAACCCTTGAGTTCCTGTCTGTGATCCTCTGGGTGCTGATTCGTGATGACAATCTTTGTTTCCATTGTGGCATTGTTCTCTTGGTGTCCACGTTCCACCGAATACATTGGCAATATTGTTTGACCAAATGTCTGTTGGTTTAGCTCTTACATCACCGTACTTACAGTACCAAACAGTAGTTCTATCTAAACCTTTTACAACATCTAGCTTCCGCAACTTACCCCTTGGGTTCTCCATATACCAAATCAAATCTTTATTAATAAACCGAAAATGATTTATAATACGAAGAGTAGCTTCGACAAACTTAACACCAAGCAAAGCGTTTTTACTTTTAGGTGTGTGGTCTTTATTCCAATGTTTACCGATGGAGGCAACAGAAAAGTAAGTGCAGGGTGGAGATGCCCAAATTATATCGGGAACAAAAGGAACAGCATCAACATCAAAGTCTAGGATATCACAGACATACTGAATCCCCTCAAAGTTATTGATATCAGAGGAGAATACTTCGTACCCTAACTCTTCCCCAACCTTTCCAATTGATCTACTTCCTGCAAACAACTCTAATACTTTCATCCTAATTGATTATATATTTGATTAGCTATTGCTTTAGCAATCCCTGGAAATGTTTTACTTCTCGTACCTCTTCTATCTTTTGAACCACGAGCCTCATCATACCACTTTGCCATTCTATACCTTGTGCCATCTTTTCTTATGCCCTCTTTAAATTCTCCTTTGTCTACAATATCGGTAGGTACAAGCGGTTTAAGATTCTTTAACCACAAACAAGTTGTTTTACTAAATGGGTCACCAAACATCCAAGGATGTACAATTTGATCTGGCTTTCGAATTTGTGAGGATATAACACTAACAGGATTCTCTACCATAATGTGTTTAATTGGAGCATCTAACAGCTTCCGCACAAACTCAAGTGCATCTTGTTGATTATTCCACCTCTCTTCATTTCGCGTACCATCTTTGTTGTACATCCATCTAGCACCACTAACAGCAAGATATGTACATGGTGGGTGAGCAATCATAACATCATACTTACCACTATAGGCTTCCGCAATAGCATCACCTTGTATGTGCCATTCGGGATGTCCACCAGAGCAAGGTAAGATATCGCAACTGTATGCCTCAACACCTAACTTTCTAAATTCTTTTGTTACTGCCTGGCTTTCTTCACAAGCTACTAATACTTTCATCCTATTGATAGATTGTGTTGCAGCTCATAGACCTTCCTCCTGATCTTCTGCTGGTCTATCTTGTGCAACTTATTAAACATTGATGACTTGGACAAATGTATGCCGTAGCTATCTGATAGCTTACGAGCAATCTCTTCTACTTCTTTAGCTTTCATATTCCCTTATGATTTCTTGAATAGCATCAGATATTTCTATGAGTGAAGGAATCGTGAATGTTAGAAATGAAAGTTTCTCTGTATTAAATACTACATTATCACCACTTGTATCAAATGTTATTTTGAATTGATCTAGTTCTGCATCTTCCCAAATTAACGTACACACTTCATCTTCCCATTGATAACTGAATGACGTTGGTAGGATGGTTGGATTTTTAATGTATTTCATTTTGCCTTTAGATTTAAGTACCTCCTATTGAGGTTGTTTTTATTAGCGTAAGAATCAACAGCTTCCCACTTAGTGTGGGCTACCACTTCCGCAATCTTCACATTGTTAGAATAGATACTAAACTTCTTTTTATTTTCCATCAACAACAGCTTTAAGTAATTTAATTAATCTATCCTTGTTCTCAATAGAGGATTGCTCTAGAAGAATGCTAAGACGTAGTGAAAGAAACTTAATAGTCTTGTTTAGTCCGTGTCTGCGTAGTTTAAGTTCTATGTCGTTTGGGATATTACTTTCAAACAAACTAAACAGATACTGATTGAACGAGTATCGGTTAGGGAATTGGTTGGCGATATACTCAGCACGAAACTGATCATCGTTTAAATGCGGATACTTGTTTTGTAGTTCAGAGATTAATTTACTTTGCGTTTCCATAATTTATAGTGTTTCTGAAAATTCTTTATCATAAAGATCTACCTTTTGAAAGATATCTTTGATTTGCTTACCTAACTCCTGCTCGTTATGTGTAGATAGTGCAAGTCTTTTAAGTGATAAAAGGAAATCAAGTCGTTCCCAATCTGCTAGGCTGTAGATTTTATTGTACATTTTAAATTAATTAGTTCAAGGTGTAGATAATTTTTAGCGTATCTGCTTTTGGTTTGTGAATGTGTACCAATGTGCCAATCAACTTCGGTGTTGTCATTAATACCTTTAGTTCTGCGCCAGTCGTATATACTGAAGGGAAAATCTTTTTCCATTTCCCACAAATATATTACTTTGCTATCATTGAGATGTAATGGTTCACCCATTATCTCAGTTAACTCGTTTAGCGTTGCCTTTACAGTGTCACCATGAAAGGAACTGCCATTTAGCTTGTTTAGATCTTTTAACTTTTTCATTTAGCTTTTAGTGTTTGGTAAACCAGCCCATCCTGCCATGCTTTATCAAGTTGTTGCTCTTCCATTTCCTTTGCTTCTTTAAGGAATTTTGCACGCAATTCATCGGCTCTACCTGCTGAAATTTCATCTCTGTTACGCATCCAAGTAATGTAGTTATACCTTTCTGCTAAAAATTCTACTGCTGTTTTAGGAAACATCTCTTCTTGTTGTTTTACTATCCTCTCTAGTTCATTCACTTTCATCTCTAGTAGGTCTAGTCTTTTCTTTGTTTTCATTTGATTTGGTTTTATATGTTTAATTTTTTATAATATCCAATACCTTTCCAAGAAAGATCATCGTTAAATAAATTTATAGAATGGTAATCACCCAGCTTATAGTTTATCTCTAAGCCATTTCTAATCTCTTCCCATTCAGTTCCAAATGCATTCAATTTGTAGTATTTCATTTTCATTAGCTTGTAGTAGTCTCTATTGTCTTCCATCTTTTATAGTTATTATAATGAAGTTAGCAAACATTCCCCACCGCACTTTGCAGTAGTTCAAATTCAATCTTGTGGTTAAATGGATCGCCATTTCCACTCGCATGAATAGCCCATCTATTCCCCTTGCAGTCTATCCCTTCTGCATACGTTCCATCTACATGGTCAATAGTCAGATGTTGCTCGTAAGTAAATTCTTCTTGCATTTCTAAGTATTCATACATCGTCACGTTATTGTCTGCATGATACTCTTCTGTTGTCCAATAATATGTTTCCATCGCTCAAAACGATTTGCTAACAACGGCTAAAAAGCATAGCCTGATTCATTTGATTTAATAGTTAACAGAGCAGTAATAATCCCAGTCAGCGTCAGCAGCTGAGAGGTATCCGTTTATTGTTGTGTACAATTCGTGGTCGATTTCATTAGATTCCATAAAATTTTTCATTTCGATTTGTTTTTAAGTTTATGTGGTTGTTTATTATACTTCTTGAATACTTTCTATTAATGAATAATACTTATCGTACAAATCATTAAATATGTCTTGCGCTTCATCACTGTATGTGGTTATACAAGATTCCTCATCTTCATATAGACCTTTCCTTGTTTCACCCCACACCAATTTAAGTTCCATGTCTGCTAACTCACTAGCTAATTCTAGTATATTGACAGATACTACTTCAGTTGATTTTCCGTTCATAATTAATTCGATGGTAAGACATCACCTATTTTCTTGTGTTTTATTTTTTAGTTTTAATAGATTGAGCCATCTTCTGTAAACTCATAATCATTTGCGTCTATATCCTCTGTAATACCTTCGTCTGAAAAACGGTAGTCAATATTTGCTTCTATTCTTCGCAATACGTCACCAATATGAGATTCAAATTTGTCTATTGCTTCACCTATTACTGCATCGTATTCACTTGCATAACCGTCAAACTGAATGGTAGTGTCTGCATTTCTGTATCTAGGTGTAAATATTTCATAACTAAAATCATCATCGTTTATTAATTCAGTCGGTAAGCCTAGCCAAGTTAAAAACTGTTCAATGTTTTGCACTTCAATAGCTTCTTCGCAAGATAAAAACCGATCTCTATCCGTACTAAAATATATATTCTTACGGGTATTTTTTAGAAGTGGAAATTCATATTTACTCCCAAATAGTTCGTTCAGTTCATCGTGCTTTGGCTCAAGTAGCGCGCAGTCATCAATAGCCCACTCACTAAAATCATTGTAATTGTAATACGATTTCCTTACTTGTTCAATAGCTGTGTCCTTTGCTTCGTCTGTTAATTCATTGAATTTGTAGACTGTCGTTTCAATAGTTCTCATAATTAATTCGATGGTAAGCCATCACCTATTTGATTTGATTTTGATTTTATTATTTTTTACTTTGAATCTATTGTGCCAATTTCATGGATTCTATT